GAACCACGTCCGCCAAGCTATCGATGACCTGAAGGCTGATAAGAAAGAGGCCAAGCGCACCCACGAAAAGCTCAATGCTAAATGGATTCTCGAACGCCTCAAGTCTGAAGCGATGGACGATAGCAACCCACCATCCACACGGGTACGGGCACTCGAACTACTAGGAAAGAGTGAGGGAGTATTCGATGAGTCTTCCACCGTAGTGGTAGAGCATAGGAACCCCGACGAAATCGAAAAGGAATTACGGGATAGGTTATCTGGCTTTTTTTCTGAGGCGTGATATAGGCCTAGAAAGAGTAGCATAAGGGGCCTCTCGAAGCCTCGCACACGAGACCCTAGGCCTAGTCAACTAATAATTAGTTGGTCGATCCCTCCTATGATTTACCTACTGTCGATCCCTCCTCTGATTTACTTATTCGATCCCTCTTCTGGATTACTTATTGATCGATCCCTCCTGCGGGTTACCTATTCGATCCCTCCTCTTGGTTACCTATGGTCAACTAATAATTAGTTAGGTACAAAAAAAAAGAGGGGCCGACCCCGTTAGGGGCCGACCCGCTCTTGCGGCACTGCTACTGCTTAGCTACTGGCTTCCCGTTGCTTCCGGTACTCGGAAGCGGTCGGAAGTGGCTTCCACTTCTTGACGCTAGGATTAGCCAGCTCGTGCACCTTGGTCCCAATGTCATCCAGAGCTGTCAGCCAAGCCTGAAGCTTGACCCGCGACTCTAGGCGCGTAGCCATAAACTCGCGAGCATTGCGCGAGTCTTCGTGCCCGTCAGGAAACAGAGCCCCGACAATGTCGACAGACTCGCCTATGGGTAGAGACTTCAGATGTTCCTCGAAGTCTGCTCTGCTCACGTCGGTAGTCGTCTTGATGTTCTCGACGCTGTCCCGGCGATCCGCGCAAAAGCTGAGTATGCCTTTCGCGCCAGATACGAAGATCGCATCTTCTGCGACCATACGAGCAAGCTCCTCACGAACTTCTTTGTTGGAGCCCATGTTGTGGAGGGCCGTGAAAAGCTTGTGACCGTCCATCGACGTAGAACCAAGATAGTTGGCGCGAGACTCTCGCACCTTCTCGCTCAGGCTCTCATCATTTAGGGCCTCATTAATGACGGCCTCATGTGCGCTCTTGATGTTGAGCTTAGCCTGAACGCCAGTGTTGAGGACTCTTACGAGATCCTTAGCAACTTCCTTCTTCGTTGCACTGGCATTACCGATACGAACTTGAGCTTTGGCTCCGTTCGCGACAACCTCAGAGATCGCAGTCTCAAACTGCTCTTGGGTCATCGTTACTACCGGAGCCTGAGCCCCGCCCTTCTTTGTGCGTTTAGACCCGCCGGTCGTACCGTTGCTCATAATGTCGGCCCCTCGATGGGCCTGACTAATTATTAGTGCGGTCCCTCTTAATCGTTCACGGTTCCGCTTGTCCGTGAATCATACTCGCCGGGCGACCCGTCTGGATCTTGGCTCGTTTCGGTAGTCCGCTGACAGCACCCGCGAGTGCTATATCCTATCGACACTGTAAGGTCGCTCAATCGTCAACACTCGTCAACACCCCACACGAAATTCTTTTATGTCCATAAAAGCTTGACAACGTCAAGATATGTCCAACTGGATTAGCTGACACTCGCAACACTCTGGCCCGACAATGTCAAGAGTTTCTGACTAATTATTAGCTGACGCTATCCGCTCCACTTTACCCTAGGCTCTAGGCTCTAGGGTTCTGGCTAGGCTCGACCCCAGTACCGGGGGGAGGGCCGACACAGCGCAGGGCCGTCCTGCGCGTGTAAGTACAGTTTTGCACAGTTTTTGAAAGAGTTACAATTCCCTAAACCACCTTTTCGTCTTTAACACAAGTCAGGTACTTTTGTGAAAAAAATTACAACAAAAAAATTGAAACTCTTAACCTTGGTAGGTTCTATTGGTGCTTTTGCTGCTAGTTATTATCTAGCTAGTTATTATCTAGGTAGAAAATAACTAGCTAGATATTATCTAGATAATAAATCTAGTTTCTTATTTAGATTATATACTAGTTAATACTAGCTTTTATCTATATACTAGATATTATCTATAGGGGGGGGGTTGAAAAATGAAAGCGAAGATTCACATCAACCAGCACAAAATTCGCCGCAACACAAAGGAAGGGGAGCGTGAGCCGGTGATTACCGTGAAGACGTACAAGAGCAATGAGTATGCTTCGTCTGTTTCAATTAACGGTCCATCTGTTGTGGTTTACTCGCCGGACAAGCCATTGTCTTGTGGCGCCAAGGTCTGGATAGAGGCTGAGTATGAAAGCTTGGTTTTGGAGTAGTTACCGTCAGGTGGTTTTGTTTGCAGTGCTTTTTGTGCTGTCTAGCTGTGCTGTTGTAAACTCGGGGTGTTGGTCTGGGCTGAACAACGTATATTGCCAAGACTCAGAAAACCTGAATGAGGAACGGCGGTGGAATATCCCCCCAGCACCCCCCTCTGGATTGAATGCGACATGTGTGAAGAGTGGTGGTGCAGCCTCCATGACAGCCATGTCTTTGACTGCATCTGCCCCGGAATCGAAGAGTTAGTGGAGTTTGGTGTAGACCCCTACTCTACCCCTAAGTCAGACCCTAAAGTTTTATTGGCAATAGCCAAGAGCCTTGGTAACGATGGCGCTATCAAAAAAGGAAAAGCGTGAACAGCGCAGGGAAAAGCAGTTTGGCCCCAAGGCAGACTGGATACGGACACTAGAATGTGCCGCCTGTGGGCGTGACGGACCTAGTGACCCCGCACACATGAGGTCTCGTGGCGCCGGAGGTACCAGCGACCACCTAGTGCCGCTCTGTAGGCAGTGTCATACCGAACAACATGCGAAAGGAATTAAGACATTCTTTTCAAAACATGGTATCATTGACACATTAGAGTTAGCCGAGCGGTACCACCAGAGGTGGCTTTATGCAGACTACTGGCAGAATAGGGACAAGGACATCCTCTACTGAGCCATTGCCCATAAACATCACTGATGTTGTGTCGGTAATTGAAAAAGCTGTAGAAGCGTATCGCTGCGCCACCGCCTCAATGCGCGGCACCCGGTCAAAAATAACGGTGCACATGGCAGAGTATGCACCTCATGGCAACGGCAAGGTTCGTTACACCGGGGACTCCGCATCAGACATCCTAGAAGAGTACCTGACAGGGCTAGGCTTTAAACGAGAAAGCCAAATGTTCTATGACTTGGGCAGAATTGTCATGGACTATGCAGAGCTTGGCGTTTTTTCACCAACAGAAATTGAATATTGGTGTACACTCAACAAAGTAAAGTATGAACCATGAATATAAATCATGCAAATTGACATACAGTCTATTAAATCTAAGCTAGATCAACTGCCGGATTCCGAGAAAATGGAAATCCTCGGGCTGTTAGATGAGCTTGAAACGGCAAAAACCAAAGAATTATCCCACGATGACTTCTTAGGGTTCGTGAAACATGTGTGGCCTGCATTTATTGAAGGCGATCACCACCGTGTAATGGCTGATGCGTTTAACAAGATTGCAAAAGGCGAGCTAAAACGCCTGATTATCAACATGCCGCCGCGTCATACTAAGTCTGAGTTCGCTTCCCACCTGTTTCCTGCGTGGTATCTAGGCAAATATCCCGACCGAAAGGTGATTCAGACGGCACACACTGCTGAATTAGCCGTAGGGTTTGGTAGAAAGGTTAGAAACTTGGTTGGGTCTGATGATTATCAAGGTGTATTTGAAGATGTGTCGCTTGCATCGGACTCCAAGGCCGCAGGTCGCTGGAGTACAAACAAGAATGGAGAGTATTTTGCTATTGGTGTCGGCGGTGCGGTGACAGGTAAGGGTGCCGACATCCTAATTATTGACGATCCGCACTCCGAACAGGAAGCGGCGCTCAACGATCCGTCTATTTACGACAAAACCTACGAATGGTACACCTCTGGACCACGGCAAAGACTGCAACCCGGCGGTAGCATCTGCGTTGTAATGACCAGATGGTCCAAAAAAGACCTGACCGGCCAGATTTTAAAGTCATCTGTGCAGCGTGGCGGCTCTGATGAGTGGGAAGTCATAGAACTTCCTGCAATTTTGCCGAGTGGTAAGCCTCTATGGCCCGGATTTTGGCCTATTGATCAGTTAGAGGCACTAAAGTCGGAGCTTCCGGTGCCAAAGTGGTCTGCACAGTACCAACAAGACCCCACATCAGAGGAAGGAGCGCTAATCAAGCGCGAATGGTGGAAAGAATGGGACCAAAAGTCCCCACCACGCTGTGAGTTTGTAATTCAGTCGTGGGATACAGCGTTCCTTGCCAAGGAAACCGCAGATTATAGCGCCTGCACAACATGGGGCGTGTTCTACGACGAAGATGGGAACTCAAACATAATTTTACTGGACGCATTGCAGGAACGTTTGGAGTTTCCAGATCTGAAAGCGCGTGCCTTTGATATGTACAAGGAGTTTGAGCCAGATGCGTTTATTGTTGAGGCTAAGGCGTCTGGTTCACCCTTGATCTTTGAGTTACGGAGGATGGGCATTCCTGTAAATGAGTACACACCTAGTCGCGGAAGAGACAAAGTTGCTCGCGTAAACGCAGTCTCTGACTTATTTTCATCAGGATTGGTTTGGGCACCCAAAACACGCTGGGCAGACGAAGTCATTGAGCAATTCGCTGCCTTTCCTGCTGGAGACCACGATGACTTGGTGGACTCAGGCACGCAGGCGTTACTCCGGTTTCGTCAGGGTGGCTTTATTTCAATTGAGAGCGACGAAAAAGAAGAAGAGTTTTATCGACAGCGTAGAGCAGCGTATTACTAATGGACGAAGAACTAGATCTTTTTGATAAACTAGAAGCTTTTCTTAATACAGAAGAAGCAATAGCTGCTTCTTTTGTTCCGCAGGCGGCAGTACCCTACGGACTTGCAGAAGCCGCTGTTGGTGTTCGTAATAGAGATCCATTACAAATTGGTTCTGGTCTTCTTGGTTTAATTCCTGTTCTAGGCCAAATGAAGAAAGCTCAAAAACTTAAACGATTTAAGACTGCCATGGGGTCCATGTATGATGTAACACCTACAGGAACCACAATACGGAATAAGGCTCGTCGCAAGGCCCATGGCGATGATTTTGGAATGAAGCCAGAGTCAGCAGAAACTTTTTATGTAGATGATACCAACTTAAACAGACTTGCCGAAATACAAGCAAGAGGCGAGCCAACAAGAATTGTACACGTCGCTCCAGATCAGTATGCAGTTCAGTTTTTAGAACCAAGTCGGTATGCAGGAAAAGTTTCTGAGCGCACAATAGCAGATGTAATAAGAGAGCCAAGGGTTGGTTTGCACCCGGTTGAGCTTTTTGCAAGTCCTGCAAGAGTAAAAGACCCAGTCCTGCCTTTTCAGGGAAGCAGTGGGGTGCACTTTGGAAATAAAATTATTGAAATAATTGATTAGGAATTTTGATGGACGAAGAAGAAGAAATAGCGAGAATGCAAGAGATAGCTGACACGCTGTCTGGTGCAGATCGCGCTCGTCTATTGAATGACATGCAGCGACTTGGGATGCATTCATATGTAACCATGAACTCGCCGCCTTTTACCCAAGAGGGCGTTGGAAAGCTTTTGTCATCGCCTGCCTTCGGTGACAGCATTCAGTCTGTTCGGGAAGCATTGCCGGTAACGTTTGGCGTAGAGCCTAGAAGCAATCCAGTAATAATTAAAAATTATACGAAGCCTACAAATCGGATGGGATATGTAGATATAAGAGAACCTGATGTTGTAAACATGAATATGTTTGATGTGTTTAAAAATCAAATGGCAGCAAGACATCTTTTTACTGATTATGAATTAACTGAGCTACCAGAAGAGAGATACAGAAATACTTTGTTGCACGAATTGTATCATTCTGCAATGAGCAACAGCATGCTTGCTCACAACGAGGATCGTGCAAACTATTTTGCAGCAGGTTTTACGGGGCTTTCTTCTGCTACTCCTGAAGACACCAGAGAAGACATTGTAAACCGTGCCTTAGAGGAGTACCTAAGAAGAGACGATGCTTACAAGGCCAATACCGATCCTGTTGGTCGGAATGAAAGAGACATGGTTACCGTAATAGAGGAGCCTGAAACAAGAGAAGGGCTAGAAGACATGATTAGTCGCATAGCTCAAGCTGAAGTTTTTGCTGACAACCCTTGGAATTATTCACATAATTATCCACCAGAAATTCATATACCTGTTCAAGATGCAGAAAGCGGTCTTTTAAGTCGATTAAAAGACAGGCTGCGGCGGGGCATTAGAGGTTTAATAAACAGATAAATGGACGAAGAAAGTTTTCTTGATCGGATAGACAGGCTTCTGTCGCCGGAAACTCCAGCAGAGATGGGTGCCACCTTTGCTGCTGAGAGCACTCCGTACTTGGGAACAGGTATGGATATCGGAAACTTTCTTATGGGCCTACGCAACAGAGATGCCCCAAGGGCTGGGATTAGCGCCGTTGCCGCACTCCTGCCGTTTATTGGGGCGGGTACGCTTAGGCGAGTTGGCGAAGCTGCTGCCAAAAAAATAAAAAAGCCAAAGGCAAAATTTCTTGGTGTAAAACCTTACGCAGAAGTACGCGACAAAAATCCCGGTCAATTGGATGATAGGATGCGAAGGCAGCGTTATTATCCTATTGATGGCAAGACAGACGTATGGATAGCAGTAGAGCCCCGTGAATTAGACTTTAACGCAACTGTCTACCCAGAACTTATAGAAGAAACGGGTCAGTTGGATTTGTTTCCGAGAGTAGAGTTGTCGTTAGAAGCGACGAACTACAGCAACCCACGCAATATTGGTCACAGGGGGATAAGAAGCTTAGGGAGAGCCGTAATAGAAGATTTTGAAAAAGCACACGCCGGGCTATACAGAGTAGCAGAGATTGCTGGCGATAGGGCGACTGGTGTTCACGGAAGTGATTTTGGTGGGAATTTGACGCATAGAATGAGACTTCCTCGCAGTTTCTTTTTTAAATAGATAAATGGACGAAGACGATTTTTTTGACCGGATAAACCGGATACTTAGGCCCGAAGGCGCCGCAGAGATGGGCGCGTTTCTTGGCGCGTCTATGCTTCCCGGTATAGGTGAAGGCATTGACGTTGCCGACATCCTTATGGGTCTACGGGAACGGGATGCTCAAAGAATAGGCTTCGGGGCACTAGGTCTAGCCTTGCCATTTGTTGCTGGTGGCACACTTAGGAGGATTGCAGGCGGTAGCGGCATGGATACGCCCCCTTCTACTGTGCCAAAGACACCACCAAAAGATGACTTGCCAGACGGGTTCGGTGTCCATGTAGACCCTCTTCCCGATATCGATCCTCAGTTTAAAGAAGAAGATGTATTTGCTGCAATTGGTGACTCAAGTAGGCCGCCGGATCCTTTATGGGATCTAATAGAAGAAAGCGATGAAGCGCGTATGCAAGCGGCTAAGTTGGTTGACGAAGAGTATATACCGTTCGACTACGAGCTTGAAGATCAGGCTTCGAGACTTCTTAACCAACCATCTCTTAGCTTAAGCCAAGAAAGAGGGCTCGCGCAATATCTAGCAGGAGGACCACTTAGTACTGATGAAATGTCAGCAATGATTGCCGGACGTGAGCTTGAGAACATGCCTCAAGTGTTTAGCGCCTTGCAAAAACGTTTAGATAAAGAGTTTGACGCTGGGCTTGAACGTGAAGATCTTATAGACCTTATAGCGGGGGCATATCCAAAAGAGTTTGATGACATTGTTAAAACTCTTACGCAAGGGCGAAATCTTGATCTTGATCTCGAAGAGTTTGGTCCAAAAGAGCTTGCCGAAACCAGACAATTTTTACGGTTTGTAAACGAACGTGCTCGCGAAACATTGCCCAAAAGACAAGCCCTTGAGCAAGCGTCTAAGTTGATTACCGAAGGGGAGGCCAGCGCTGCTGTAGATAAAATGAGAGCCGTAGAGCGGATGGCAAAAAGAGGAACCTTGCCTAGAACGATTAGAGTTTATCGAAGCGACACGCTTCTTGGCGAACCATTAATTGGAACAACAACAAGCAAAGATACCGCACAAAGCTTTGCGCCAAGACTTCGCAGAGAGATTGGACAGTTTGTGCCCCGGCAACCGTCCATTCGCACATTTGACATTCAGCCAGAAGATGTTTCGCTAGACGTAGTGGGGGTGGGGGATGAGCTTGGTATTCCAGTTAGATTTGAAGGTGAACGGGAGCTTGTAGTCCCACGAGACGTGCTTGCAAAAGGTCAAGTAATAAATCCAGACGATTATGAGCGAATGGAGGATTATTTACTGGCTGTTGCAAGAATGGGAATGGACCCGCCAAGGCTTGAGGAGTACGCACGTTCCTTACAACGGCAAAGAAAAAACATGCCATCTGACCCAATAGTGCCCTTGTCTAGGCCAGCTAAAGAACATGAGTTACAGAAAATGGTAGAAACAAGGCAGTTGCTGGATCCGCCACCGCAAGGCTTTAAGGCAAGTGGGTTGCCGTCTCCTCAAGCAGTAAAAGTCTTTACAAATCCCGGCTCTGTGGATGCGCCACTGTTAGACCCCACGAGGCCCCAATTCGAGCTTT